CGGCTTCATATGCTTCCTTATATGATTTCCGGGCCTGCTCAAGCTCCATTTGGGCAGTAGATTTACCCTGCTCGATGAAGATTTTCGACCCTTCGGACAACTGACGCTGGAGCGCCATGTTCTCCTCGTACATCTGACGGGCGAATTCTTCAGCCGCCTGACGCTCACGGAGGGCCTCTTCCTTGGCTCTACGCTCGTCATGATAGCCTTTTGTAAACTTTTTCAGGCGTTTCTGCACCTTCTCGTCGTACTGAGAAAGCTCATCATCCGTCACCTCTTCAGGAGGTTCAGTCATGGGCTTACGACCACGATCCTGTGGGGGCGTGTCGTCTACGATCTGAAGCTCGATATCTAACGTATCGTCTTCATTAGAGTCAGACTTAGCTAGGTTTTGGGCGACTTTCGCCTTACTGTCCTTCTCGTCCGGAAACTCGAACTCTACTTTGTCCATGTCTTACTCCTTAAGCACGTGAAATACCACGGGGGTCTTGTACAACCGCCTCAACCGAGTCATCGTTGATGATCCGGAACTCTCTGTTATGAATCTTCAGCCGGGTACCCGTGTTAGGACGCACGATCACGAAATCCCCTGCTTTACACCACGGCCCGTTAGGAAACCGCTTTTCATCTTTGTAACAATCCGGGCCAAGGCTTACAACGAAATACACTGTAGCCAAAGCCTCCTCAAACCGTCTAGTTTGGTCAGCCTTAATGAGCCCGTTGTCGTACGCTTCTTCGGCTTCGGGCATGGTGCACAAGATGTGATACCCCTGAGGGGTAGGCAACTGGGTCGCTTTCTCCTCGGAAGTTCTCTCCATTAGGGCTGACAAATCTACTGCCTGTGACAGGTCTACGGCGCTATTCATCGGACATCTCCATTCTCCGCACAAGGTCGTTAACAGTATCGATTGCTAGTGCCAGACCTCGGATGACACCAGCCACGTGTTTGTACTCGTCGTAGGTCATTGCATTGCCAGCGGCAAGGAACCCCGTACGTAGGTCAATCTCTTTCTGAAACTCCTTCTTCAGGTACTCTGCTATCGAAGAGTCCATCACTTAGGCTTTCCTTTCTTAGGTGGAGTGGGTTGGTTTGCCTTACTTGACTGTGTTGCCTGTTGAAGCAGACTCATAGCCAGCTGCGCTTTATCCTTCGCGTTCTGTGAGCCGATCTTCAGGCCTTCGACAGCCATCTTGCCTTGCAACTCTTCACGATCCTTAGCCATCTTAGAACCCGCCTGTAGGCCAGCAATCTGCAACTGAGCCTGAATGCGAGCCTGCTCGATCTTCATCTGGTCAGACTTAGCGATAGCGTCGGTCAAGTCCTTACGTGCCTTACGCTCCAGCTCCTGCTGCTTGATCTGCAACTCTTGCTGCTGCATCTGGACAACTGGGTCTTGTGCCAACTGCTGTGCCTGTTCTTGTGCAGCCTGCTGTTGGTTCTGAGCGAGCAACTGTTGTGACGCACGAGCGCACAGGGCAGCGACCTCGGAAGCGATCTCCGGAGGCATGTTTTTGTTCTCTTCTTCGGATGGGAGTTGTACGCCCAGCGTTTCCTCGATCCGACGACGGTACTCGAAGGCAAGGTGCTCGTTGATATGCGCCATAGCCGCAGCTTGTTTTGCCGGAGCCGTAGGGTCGTTCTCCATTAGTTTCATCAGCTGTGGGTCTTGCATAGCAGCCGTGTGAATCTGAATGTGCGCCTCGTGGTTCTGCTCCATGAACGCCTTCACCGGTTTGCCGGTCAGGATGTTCTGGTTCTCCGTGATTGGGTCGGTCGGAGTCAGGTCATCCTCGCTCGGTACAAGCTTGCTTGCGTTCTTAACACCCAGCACCTCGATCATCTGACGGTGCAAAAGCGGGAGGTCGTACAACTGCGGAGCCTGCTGAGCCAACTGCATCACAGCCTGATACTGCACAATCTTCTGCGCCATCGTGGAGGCGTTTGGATCACTGACCGGGATAACCTCGACCATGTCGTAGTCAGCTTGCTTGACCTGACGATCACCATCCTCCGGCTCGTACTCGTACTCCTCGGGGGTGTAGTCACGAATGATTGTCTTAAGCAGCTTGAACTCTTGCCGCATCGCGTAGTGCAGGCGACCCTGCACAGCGGTGTTGACCTTCAGCGTGCGCTCCAGAATAGCCAGTGTGGTACCGACCGGAGCTTCGTTCGACATGTCACTGACGTTGATGTCGCCCGCGCTTGCGAACGCCCGGCCTTCGTCAATGATGTTACCGAGCAACTGATACAGCGTCTGGCTTGGCTCTTTGTATGGCAGCGGGAGGATGTTGTCGCGGATCGAGCCACTCGGCACGTCCACATCCCTAAACTCACCCGGATTGATAGGAGTATCGTCACCCTTGATCCGCAGACCTTTGGTTTTGAGACCGCCGGGCAGGTTGGACAGGGTGCCTGCGTCTACCAGCTGACGCATAATCATCGTAGCTGCTTCAGCATAGCCACCGATTAGGTGGATGAAACCAAAGCCGTAGAAGCCGAACCCCGGCACGTATACGTAATGAACAAGGTGATTGCGCTTCAGTTTTAGCTCGTCATCCTCGTACCAATTACGACGGATACCCAAGATAGTCTTGGTACCCTTCTCGATTGTGACGATGTAAGGCAGGGCGATACCGGTAGGTTTACCGTCCTTATCCTTGTCTTCGAAGCCTTCCAAGTCCAACTCAACCTGCATCTCAAGCAAGCGATAGCGGTTGTCGTTAACTGCGGAGTAGCCTTCTTCTCTTGCCTTTTCCTTGTCTACATCATCAAGGACAGCAACGGGGTCACCGAGGTCTTCGTCACGATAGAAGCCCGAGACTTGCAGCTTGCGCAGCTCGTTCTTGGTCTTCCTCATCACGTGAGTCACACGCTCTGCGGTCTCCAGCGACGATGCGCCATATGGCACAACGATGTCTTCGGCGGGGATGAACATAGCCACTTGGCGACCAAGGGCTGGGTCGTAGTACACCTTCTTAAACGACGAACCTGCTAGTGGCAACGCCCACAACATCTTCTCGTGTTCAGGCCGGTACTCCACCATTTCTTCAGTCAGCTTGTAGTTCATATCGTCACGAACTCGCGCTGCTGCGTCTTCTTTCAGCTGGTCGATGGCACCCATGATCTGAGTCTTAACGGGGCCCGCCGCAGGGAATGTCTCGACGATTGCTTCTGATTGGAACCGTACGACCGCCTCGGTCAACATCGGGTGGAACACGCCACACGCGCCGTTCCATGGTTCCGTTTTCTCTTCTCTCTTAAGACCAAGCAGCTTAAGGCCTTTTACGTAGGCCTCCATCCAGTCCTTACGGCTAAGTATGTCGTCGTCAAAATCACTCAACAAATCAGCCGCAAGCTCGGACAACTGCCCGTCGTCTATGTGCTCTGCGAGGTTAGCGTCGAAGTCGTCCGCTGATTCCTTCTCCGGCTCAAGCTCAATCTCCAGCCCGCCGATACCAATCTTTACCGCCTCAGGGTCTTCGATCTCAATCTCAATATCAGGTTCCGCAAGTGCAGCCTCATCCAAACCCATGGGCGCTGCGTATAGTCCTTTTTCAATAGCCATGATCTTTCCTATCTAAAACATGGGCCTGTCAGCCACAAAGTTGCCGAGCGCCTTACCCCTTGAACGACGGGGGTGACTCTATGCCTTAATACGGAAGGGAACGCCACCATCGTGCCTTTCTTAAGTGGTACCAACCGTACGTCGTTATCATCCTGAATGTGTTGAACCTGTAGCAGCCCGCCTACGTACTCGTCCGGGTCTGTAAGGAGGCAGATTACACTTACCTTCCTATCGGTCGGGCCTGAGAACGGAATGACATCCATGTGCCAATCGAAATGCTGGCCTTCTGCGTACTCAGCTATCTGCATAATCTGTTGCCCGTCCACGTTAAGCGCCCAGTGGTCGTTCGCCATCACACCGAACTGATACATGATCCCACTAAACCAATGCCCAAACTCCGGAAACCTAAGGCTGCTATCTCTATTTTCGTAGTTAGTAACCGACTCATATTTTCTAACTACTTGAGCGTCTACAACCTCTAGCGCGTCAAACTCCCTGTTAGCTATATCGACCACCTCCGGCGGCAGCTGCTTAATAAAGAGAAATTCGTTCATAGGACGTTGTAGTACCCCGCGTTGCGTTTTGATTTAAACCACTTAATATCTTCTGCCTCGTCACTTGGCAGGCGAACAAACCCACCAGACCTGAACCGCATCAGCGCCAAGGTGGTCGCGTCAACCAAGTCATCGTGCTCGCCCGCCGGGAAGCTAGCTACTTCATCAATAAGCTCTTCTGCCCACCGGGTCTCCGGAACCCACACCTTGCCCGAGGCAATGATGTCGGACACCGAGTTCAATCTACTAATCTTATCCTGCCCCTTGCTAGGCGTGTACTCCTGCACAGGTATCCCCATCGCCCGAAACTCATATATAAGAGGGGCTCCGGTCGCCTTCTTCTCGATCAGGATGCCATCCGGCTCCCATTCCTTGTACTGCTCGAAC